CTCTCCGGTCTTTACGTCCTTAAAGAATTGCCACCCACGGTTTGCTGTCAATACCTCGGTTTCTTGGTCGTAGCAATTCGGATGCCATCCATAGAACGTAAAGTTCTTTGGGTACTGCCCGATCATAGAATCGCAGATATCGTAGATATCATGAGCTGCTGATAGTTTGACCTCATACCCGGTGATAAAATCTGTCTGCCGCCAGCGTACCTGGTCGCTGTACCTGTACGCCATATTGGTCTCTGTGCGGGTAAGTCTTAAGGCGTTCTTATAAGCGGATCGATACTTCCCAGTCCCGGGGTGATAGTTCTGCATTGGCTTTGAGGCCTTCAGCTTTCCGGTCTCCGGATCCCGGACCCTGCGGAATCTTTTATCCGGGTTCTGCAAAAACCCCCTTACATCCCGAGAGATCTGCGCGGCGCTCCGCCCGGTGGCAAGTCCGCTTTGAAGATACAACTCCATCTGCGACTTCATCTCCTGGGTAGTTTTCCAGATTCTACTTGAAACACTGAACCCTTTTTCTACCCTGTTCTGGAAGGCTTTAAGTGCGTCCATGTTGCGAAAGAACAGTCCATCACGGGCCGCCTCACTGATTGCAAGGCCTTTAATGTAGTCCTTTACGATAAGATCTGTCTTATCATGCGACAGGTTCCATGCTTTGGCTGTCTGCGCGTTCAGGTACCTGCTGAGGTTGTTTTCCAACCTGCGGAGCTCTGAATTCAGGGCGGATTCAATATCACGGTTACGCACCCACACGCCGCCACCTCCCTCACGGTATCGGCGAAGTATCGGGGCAACGGCACGGGTAAAATCATCGAATATAGCAGAAATGGCCCTTTCCTGGGCCATTATCTGCGCGAAGAGTCGCTTCTCATATTTTCGGATATCATCAATCATCAACTACCTGATAGTTCATCTGGAAGACTACATCTGAAACAATGGAAACGCTGCCCCGCTGATCTCGCATGATCCAGTGTCCAACTGGAATGTCGTACCTTGACGACCGGGTAGAAACCGCCAAAGAGGAAGATTTAATCTCAACAGCCGTCAGATCAGTGAACAGTGGCCGGATCGTTTTCTGGTCCGGCTCGGTTCTCAACTCTTCTGTGAGCTGCACCACCTGATAGATGATCTTACTTTTTGCTTTCATTTTTGGCCTATTTTGAGACAGTTTTCGCTTTGATCGTACTGGTTTTCGCTTTGATCGTACCGAAGTTCCTTAATACGCTCACCGGATTCACTCCCCAGTCGCCAAATGCAGCGGGGCTATACGGGGCCTTCTCGCAGATCAAAATGGCGGCGTGACGCTCAATGCGCCCGTCTGCGAAGGTGAGCTCAATGGTGTAGGATCTTTTCACATTGGAAACATTGGTGAATCCTGTGATTTTATAATCCTTGATCTTCCATTCGGGAGTTGAGAATTGTTCCTCCAGATCCTCCTCTGTCTTTGTGTAGCCCCAGGTCTTCTGGCACACTTCAAACATCTTGTCCCATTTCCGGTCCTTCCAGGATTGAAAAAAGACTTCTGCTGATTCTTTTACGGACAGTTTCATTACTTACCTCCTTTCTTTGCTGCTGGTTTAGCAGCAGGTTTTCTGGGCGCCGGTTTCTTTGCCGGAGCTTTTTTCGGTGCGGGCTTTGGTGCCGGACCGGGAACTTCAGCAGCCAGTTCTTTATCGATCAGCTCCTGAATCTGTCCGGTATTTGCTCCCTCAGGAACATCAATACCCAAATCTTCAGCTTTGGTAAGAACCTGTGCATAATCAGGCGGTTCCGGTTCGGTGGTTTCAGGCTCTTGTTTTTTCTCTGGTTTTACTTCCTCTTTTGGCTTCTCGGGGTTCACCACCTCTGCATCCTGGAGTCTTAATGTCTCCAACAGGTCAGGATCTACACCCCAGTCGCCCTGCGGGTTCCTTTTACCTGGCCACGCTTCACGGATAAGGGTAGCTTTTACGCTTCCGGTTTTACCTTCACAATTAAATACAACCAGGTGGGTGCATTCAGTGGGAAGGTCGGTAATTACCCGGTCAACCTCAAAGGACAGGTCTTTAGGGGCGTCTCCCAGTAGAGACTTTAATGCATCAGGAGCGTTTTTCTCAGCCCATGTTTTGGATGTCAACCCGTGGGCCTTTTTAAAATCACCCGCAATTATTGCGGTAAAAAACATAAATAAAATCTCAATTGCTTTCATATAGATCAATTTTTGGTGTTACAGATTAAATGATTCGTTTGGAACTACAGCGGCCTCCTGCTTTATGCGGGCATATTCCTCGTCAGAATCCTTGGTCAATGGGTTCAGCTGGGAGGCGGATTCCTGGCTTAATATCGGCTTCCCACCGGTTGCGGCTACAAGCGCGTCAATAAAAGAGATCACATCATCCGGAAGGGCGCCGGTAAAGTCCACGCTGATATTTTCAAGCGAGGCATCTTTGCTGTACCTGATCGATGTGATATTCTGCATCCCGGCCAGTACAATGGAAATGCACCTGCGAAGGGCCGGATCGAATATCTCCATCTTGTCTTCTCTGGCCATGTAGGCATCCATGAACATGAGTTTCATTGCAATGCCTGATACATTTCCAATCCCCTTAATATTGTTAAAGGACAGATCAGGGGTGCTGCTCATGGCAAAGATCGTATCCCAGGAGGTTTCAAGATCCAGTTTGACAGATTCCGGCACGTGGTCCCATGTGGCATACTCAGCATCACCGTGGATCTTCTTACCCGACGAATCATCTTCATATATGGGAAATTCAAGCACCCTGCCGACCTCATCTTTCCCTGGCATCTTTGAAACCTGTCCGAAGATCTTCAGCAGGGGTTCTGAAAAATAGTCGTTGGTATCTGCCAGTCGGGAGATGCGGTTCTCAAACTCATCGATCATTGATGTTACATCCTCCCATTCGGGATTGTCCTGTTCAACATATACAACCGGAATTTTCCCGAACAGGTTCTTTTGATCCCCCTTCTCGTCCAGCTGCCATACTGAATCCCTCTTGGTATACACTGTGATCTTTTCAGCTGTGTAGATCTTTGCCTTTTCAACGGATTTTGAATCAACATCGATGGTTTTGTATTTGAAAATAAAGGCATCCATATCCCCCATATCATCAAAGTGCGGGAAGAAATCCCCTGAATTGTTATCCAGCACCTGGGCGCGGAGCTTAACGGCCTGCTTACCGTCGATCACGGTGGGGGCAGGGTAGAAGATCACCGCTGATTTTGTTTCCTTCATGCAGGTGGCGGCCAGTTTTTTAAGCACGTTCTGCATCTTTAAGGTGTCACTCCACAGATCTTTGAAGGCATTGACCCCCTCACCGCTTTCAGAGGATGAGACGGTCATCTCTCCGCCGAACAAAAAATGTTTGCGTGCACGGACGATTTTTTTAGGAAACGGAAGGGATATCTTGGTAGTGATAACTGTCTTGGTTCTTGACTTGGTTGCTTGTCCCGTTGTTTCATTTACGGTAAAAACATCCACTGTTTTATTCTCCCGCTTACCGACAGACTTTGACCGCCGGGTCCGCTCCCCGTCATATTCTTCAATATACAGCGCCGTTTCACGGTCTTCTCTGGTATCTTTTGAAAGGGACTCAATTAGCTTTTTGATATCCTCACCGTGCTTTTCCTGAATCTCCTGGAATGTGGGCATTTATTTTTTATTAAAATATAAACTAAGGCAGACCAAGCGCAGACTTACCTGTAGGCATGCCTTCATCAATGAGGGTAATAAATTCAAAGTACTCGCGCATCATCATCATATCCAGCACATCGGGGGATTGTCCGATTATATTTTTCACCTGATCCTTGGGTGAGATGGCCCTTTTGCCGTCCATATCCGGCTTTTCTTTTTTGATCCCACGGCGCTCATGCATCACCTGCTCTTCGAATGTCCTACCTTTGATTTTGCGGAAGGCCACCTCTGGGGAGATGTAATACCCGTCAAGATCAATGCGATCCGCAAATTTGTAATAACACTGGGCCTTCAGGTTTTTGTAGTTCTGCCCCTTGCGGGCCTTGGATCCATTGTTGAACGCCCTGGCCCCCTTGATAAAC